AAGGAGTCGCAAGCCTCCTGCGTGCGCGATTGGATGACCGACATAAGCGTTTTGTACTCGCCGTTGACGGTCGCATACTCTCCGCGTGCCTGGATCTTCTCTGGATCCACTTTTGAGAGATCCATTACGCGGGAACCGGCTGCTTAAGCGCTTTGCGGCGCTTGGTGTATTCAGCCGCCAGATCTGCCTTCTGAGCGTCAGTTGCGTGGGTCGGAACGTTCTTCCCGATACGCTGAAGCGCTTCCTCGTCGTCTGCCTCACGCATGGCAAGGCGAAAGTCTTCCAGTTCGCTTGACGACAATCCTTTGTTGACGGGTGCTGTCTTTTGCGCCACTCCCGATCCTGCGTTGCCGTCGTCGTCGTCCTGATACAGGCCGGTGATGGCTGCCAACGCATAGCGCCGTGCGTAGGTCATTGCAGATCCGTATCCCTGCGGATCTTGCTTCGTCAGCGGCATGACCAATGTGTCTTCGATCCACTCGCCGGACGTGTGGACAAGGCGCGTCGTCAGATGCAGCTTGGAATCGTCAGACGGGCCAGCGGACTGCAAGAAGACGATTCCGGCTTCATTCAGCGCCGGCTTAACCGCGTCGACAACGGCCGGCAAATCGGCGTAGCGGTTTTTAAAATGCGGATTCGTTGCATCCTTCGCAGCGAAGGTGATTCCCTTTTGCGCTTCCAACAGCGCTACTGCGATCTTCTCGATTGATTCGCTGGTCTTCATTTCTCCCTCCGTTCTGTTCGTACCATGCAAGCCAATCTTCCGCTTGCTCCTCTTCCCATGCGTTCCACATGGCGCTTTCGTCGTCTTCGCCCATATTCCCTCCGAAGGACTATTACGCTCGCAAGGCGCTTGTCGCTATGAACTGGTGACCAATTCGTAACTGCAAACGTCCTGCTTTCCCTTTTTATGCGCAGCGAACCACGCTACAGCTTTGAATCCGCTCCGCCCTTGCTTCAATCATTCCGCACAGAACCAGATACCCGAGTGCTACAGCCGCGATTACTGCCCAAAGCTTCAAAAGCTCTTTCATGCTTCACCCCACGCCAATACCAAGACAGAACCAGAGCCACGCGCCAAGAGCGCCCCCGGCTGCTGCTGCACATACGATCCCTCGAAACAAGTCGCTCATTGCGACGGCCCGGTTAATGTCCTGCTCGGTTACGATCTTCAAAGAACGCTCCTCGCATAAAGATTGCAACCAGAAGGCAGCAGGCCGCCCACACGAAAACGAACTCGAAAGCGCTCATTTCTTCATCTCCCGTTCCAAGTTCTCGACCGACTTGATAGCTTCGATCTCGGCGTCGTATTCCAGCCAAGAATCGAACATGATTTCGAGCGCTGCGAGCGACAGGCTTTTATCCTTGCGCTGCATTGCGTCTCGAACGATTCCAGCCATGCGCGCCGTGCAGTTCTCGAGCGCCGCCTGGATGTCGTCGTCGCTCATCGCTGCCTTGCGTTTGGCGACCATCTCGTCTTTGATTGACGCGATCAGCTCGTCGCGGGAGTCTTGCGGGTCAAGTTCGGCAAGCTCTTTGTCGTAGAGCCATTCGCCTACTTGCGTGACGCCGATAGGGGTGACGTTCATCTCAACATCCCTCCTTTTCGTTCCGCAGGCCAGCCGCGATGATTCGCGCGGCCACTTCGTGCAACAGTTTTTCGGTCAAAGCGCCCATGCCACCCTGTGCAAGGCGCTTCAGTTCGATCAGATCTTCAGCAAGCGCAGACATTTCCGTCTCCTTAAAGCTTCCAGTTAGCGAATTCGTTGCGCTGCTCGTCGGTCCAGCGCGGTTCGTGGTTGCCGCGGCTGCCGCTCTTGCGTGCTGCGACGTTTACATGCTCTTTGCTCTTGTCGCCGTAGACCTCGTCAATCAGAAGGCCCATTGCTTGGGCGATCGTTTGAGCGCGGCTGAGGTTTGCTGCACGGATGCGAATCAGGTTCATTTCAGTCTCCATCGTCTTATTGGCTAGCACTCACCCCGAATGCGAGCTAGTAAGACTCATCGGCTCTGTCGCGTCGCTGGCTCCGATTTCGCCAGGTCATCCGGTCGGCCCGATTGCAGTTCGGGCTAGACATTCCCCCATCACGTTTGGGGGCTATCCGATGCGCTGCTTGTTCTTCAGTGCATGGATGTAGTGTAGAAAACGCTAAACCGTCTGTCAAGCAAAAACTAAACTTTCGGACGAAAAAAATCCCGCCGAAGCGGGAGGGGGAATTTAGTGGCGCCTGGACGTGATGACCTTGACGGCCATCAGTAGATACCTCGCTATTTCGTTCAAAGCTTCTTCGGCCGGCTCGGGCGATTCCTGCTGTTCTGGTGCAGAGGCTAATCGGCGTTGCCGGTAAAGGTCCATGCTTACGATGGTTTTTTCACTTGTGCTTGCGGGGGGCATGTTTTAAGACCCTAGATGGCTCGGCGTGGAGTGCCAAAAGCTGCTCCTGTTCTGCCAGCTCGGCCACCACATCGGCATCATGTACCAATCCCAATCTTTCGACAATTTCAAGTATGCCGAGAGTGTAAGCAAACGTTTGTCGTACTTTTGCTTCACCCTTGTCCAGACGCATGACGCACTGAATTAGCCGCTCCGCTTCGGCGGAAAGAACGGGATTCTGGCCTCTGTTCGACGAATTGGGAGCCTCGTCTGCGTCGAGAAATCCAACACCCATTCCGTACTGCACCTCCAGGCGACGCGCCACGCGTTCGCCGAACGACGCGCCTCCCTTGAGCTGCGAGAACAGGCTCTTCTCCTTCGGCGGGACCGAATTTCTCTCTAGCCAGCGCATCAGGTTGGCGCGGCGAATCTCTTGGATGTCCATGATCGCAGTTTAGTGTTTTATAAATTAGTAATCACTTGACACTGAGTTTAGAAGGCACTAAACTGGGTCCTGTGGTCAAACATTTACAGGGCAAACCGTGGACCTTCAGACATTCATCAAAAGCGAGCGTGGAAACGCCAGCCGGCTCGCCGCTTCTATCGGCGTGTCTCTGTCGTACCTCTCGCAGATGAGCACTGGAACGATTTCGCCAAAACGCTGCGTACAGATCGAGGAAGCGACTGGCGGCAATGTCACTCGCCAGGACTTGCGACCGGACGACTGGCCGGATATTTGGCCTGAACTCAAGTCACTGACTGAACAAGCAGCGGCATAAGTACCGCAGCCTCGTAGCACCCACACGCAACAGCAATAGCCAGAAGCCGTACAGCGGCCCTTAGTACTACGAGGTCACATGAAAGACAACCGAATAGGGGAAGGCATGGCGCGAATGATCAACAGCGGCCGCTTCGGCAAGCTGACGGAAGAAGCTCGAACGAAGATCGACATCGAGACGAAAGAGGAACTGCTTCGAATCGCTTGTGAGGCTGGCATGGGCGAATCTGAATTCCTCCGTGAGTTGATCTTGATCCGGGTCCGCGGCTTCGACTATGTAACGAGAATACATCGCGATCGGATGCGCGTCGTGGCAGGAATCGACCCTGACGATGGCGACTGAAGGCGCTCTCTAAAAGTCGGATCGTCACATAGAAAAACCTTGCAGGGGAACAGTCATGAAGATGCATCAAATTGAAGTGAGCTTGAACGGCCAAGAGATCGTCTTGACGCAACCCGCCGATGGCGGTTTCGATGAGATCGTCATAACGGCTGATCAAGCGAAGTTTGTCTGTCAATGGATCATGGAAGCGGCTCAGGTCGTCAACGGGACGCAGGACTGATAGCAATGAGTTTTCAAGCCATGACATGGGCAGTCGAGCAGGAATTGCCTGCACTCCAAAAGCTCGTCCTGCTGATGCTGGCGAACTGCTCCAACCATCACACAGGCCAGTGCAACCCTTCTCACGAACGTCTCGCGAAGGAGTGCGGAATGAGCCGGACTTCGGTGAAGGATGCGATTCGCGCACTGAGCGAGAAGGGAATCATCGAAATCGTTCACAACGTTCAAGACGGCGTGTTTCTCCCGAACCAATACAAGCTTCTCATGAGTACCCCACCCGGTCGCAATACGACCGAGGGTGGGTCGCCAGACGACCGGAGGGTAGGGCGCCACACGGCTATAAAACAGGAAGTTAAACCAGGAAAGGAAACAGATATGTCTCCTGCCTCGGATTCAGAGGACGCGATCGCAGTCATTGAATACCTGAATTCTGAGACTGGACACTCCTACAAGCCGGTTGAATCGAATTTGAAGCTTGTCCGCGCGCGCCTTGCTGAAGGCTCGACGATCGACGAATGCAAGGCTGTCATCGACTCCAAGGTTTCGGAATGGGCTTCGGACGCCAAGATGGCCCAGTACCTTCGCCCGGACACGCTTTTCAACGCAACGAAGTTCGCGCAGTACTCGGGGCAGTTGGGATCGACTACTGAGCCAGTATTCCGGGAGAAATACCTGTGATCGCAGCCAACGCAGCAGAGATTGTCGACATGCGTCGACGCGGCAAGCAGCCGGCCGTCTGGGTTCTGGTGTCGTTCGTAGGTCGCATCGACAACGAAGACAACGGGTTCACGGTCATTGCCAAGCCTGATCTGGATTACGACTGGCGCTGGGTAATCGGCCTCGACGTGATCGCGTTCGCCAGGAAAGGGCAGAGCGTCGCACAGCAACTCCGGTCGATCCGCAACGAGCAGCCGAAGTCTCTATCGCTGTGGGACGTCGACCTGAAGACCGGTGCGGAAGTGCATTTCGATTTCCCGGTGAAGCATGACATTGCGCATCGCCGGGCGATGTCGAAGACGCTGGCCATCGAGTTGGATACGTGGCCGGAATGGAAGCGGAAAGAATTCGTTCAAATGGGGTTTTGAAATGAGAGTGATCGACGGAGAAACGATCGACCTGGCCGACTACATGAGCGAGTCGGAAGAGGTTCACAAGATCAGGCCGGCAAAGGAATGGTCGCAGGGCGTCATTGATGCCTTGTATGCGAGACAGAACCACGCGCCGGTAACGCTCGGCTGGCAGAAAAGCGAAAAGGCATTCGAATTCCGTACCGGCGAAGTGACGATATGGGGCGGAATCAACGGGCACGGCAAGTCGATGATTACGAGCCAAGTTTCCTTGGACCTGTGCGTACAGGACCAGCGCGTGTGTATCGCCTCATTGGAAATGAAGCCGGAAAAGACGATGCTTCGCATGGCCAAGCAGGCGTTCGCCTCTGGCTATCCGAATGTCGAGTTCATCCGGGGCATGCACGACTGGACGGACGGCCGCCTGTGGCTCTACGACCATACCGGCAGTGTCAAGCCACAGAAGATGCTCGCGATCGTCCGATACGCCGTCGAGAACTTCGGGATTCAGCATTTCGTGATCGACAACCTGATGAAGTGCGTTCCTGGCGACGACGACTACAACGGCCAGAAAGATTTCGTGAATTCGCTGACGGCTATCGCGCAGGACACAGGCGTGCATATCCACCTGGTGGCGCACGTGAAGAAGGGTGGCAGCGAGTACGAACGCCCGGGCAAGTTCGACATCAAGGGCAGCGGATCGATTACCGACCTCGCCGACAACCTGTTCATCGTCTGGCGCAACAAGCGCAAGGAAGCGGTTCTCGACGGAAAGCTGAAGGTGCCGAAAGCTGAAGAGAACGAAGTCAAGTTCGGCCCGGATTGCTTTCTGTCGATCGAGAAGCAGCGCAACGGAGATTTCGAGGGTTCCATCGGGCTTTGGTTCGACATGCAGTCGATGCAGTACGTCGAGAACCATGGCCAGCATCCGCGCCGCTATCACGTCGACGGTACGGGCGTTCCGCTGGAGGACTTCTGATGAAAGTCTCGCCGGAGTTCCTTACCGATCTGCGCTACTTGTCCGCGATCTACGTCTGGACGGAAGCGATGAAAAAGCATGTTCGAGAGTCGGTGAGAGCCCATCCGAACGAATTCATCCAGTTCCTTTCCTCGCTGGCAACGGCGCATCGGAAGGGATACGAGGAATCAGAAGGCCGTGGGCTTGCCGTCTGGTGCGCTGAGCATGGCGTCGCGCATCCCTACATTGGCGAGCTCGCCGAGACGGAGGATTGATGAAGCGCAGTCCATCGGCACTGACAGCCGAGCTGCTGAAAGAGCAAGGCTGGCTGGTCTGGACCGTTGAACGCTGGATACCAGGCGCCCGAATCCGAGTCGATCTATTCGGGATTCTGGACCAGATAGCGATAAAGGACGGCGAGGTACTCGGCTTACAGCCGACCAGTTGGAGCAACGTTCCGGCGCGGGTGAAGAAGATAGCCGAGTCGGAGCACATAGGGGAAGTACGGAAGTTGGGATGGACGCTGCACGTGTACGGCTGGAAGTGGGACGCGAAGGCAAAGGAATGGCGCCATCGCATTATCGATGTTTCGTGAAACGGGGGAAGGAATGGGACAGAGTCAGAAGCCGCGGAAAAAGTATCGGCCGAAGGTAGGAACGAAAGACACGATCACGACGCTATTCGAGGGCGACGAACCGCTGAAGGGCGAACTGAAGGAAAAAGTACTGCTGACGACGCATATGGCAGCGCTGGCGCTCTCCAAAGGAGAAGCAAGCCAAGACGACTGGGGCGCGCTCGTGACCGCCTGCAATGTCTGTCTCGTGCTGTGCGAGCAAGCGAAAAACAAGCACATCGGTCTGCAAGCGGTTTATGACGCCAGCAACGCGCTCATTTCGGTGCAGGAGCGGTTCTTCGCGATGGGCCGCAGGGTAAGTACCGGCGACGAGCTGACGGCCATCAACGGCGGCATACACGTCTTCGAGGAACTGGTCGAGACGGTGAGCAAGCGGAAATACGTGTGGGCGTCGGATCAGATCGAGAAGCGGATGCGAGAAGGGCAGTCGGTCGGCGTGGCGCCGTTTAAGAAGACGGCACGGTACGAATTCAGGAGCGCAGCATGAAAAGAGAATGGAAATCTTGGACGCCGGAAGAAGACGCTCTGCTCCGTGAAATTTGGGCCCAACCCGGCTCTCTTAAGTTGAGCGCAAACAAGTTCCCAAACCGCACGATCCACGCCATCAGGTTTCGCGGTCATTGTGAATTGGGATTGCCGCGCCGCGCGAAGTTGAAGACGAGCACGTATTCCTGGGTGCAGGAAGTTATCGATGTGGAATTCAAGAAGGGTTTCGTCGGAACCGTGTACCAAATGGCCGAGATCACGCCGGCATCGCATCAGCGAATTCGCACGACCATAAGGAATGGGCAAGGGACGAAGTATTACATCGCCGGTTGGGAAAAGCGCACAAACGGCTGCGACTGGACGCCGAGATGGGCGCTAGGTACTGAACAGGACATACCAAAGCCGGAGCCGAAGAGCAAGGCCGAGATTAGTAAGAGATTCCGCGCAAACAAGAAGCGGAGGGAAGGCCAGCACAATCCGTTCGCGATTCTGATGAATCAAGTTTTGAACGCCGAGCCGCCGAAAGTCCAAGCCAGACCGGAGCGCGGCCGATATGAAAGCCGCGTCTACCAGCAGTCCATGTCTTTGCGCGATTTCGAGGAGGTAGTGTGAGAGTTTTCAACATTCGCTATCGTCGCGGCTTTCTCGGAAAGTTGATCGTCCAAGTGCAAGTTCGCGAGATTCGCATGCTTGGGCCCTCCGTTGAGCCTGTTCTAGTGTGGCGCGATGCCAAAGTGCAGGACCTTTCGAAGCTTGAGGTGACAGCTTGATCCCCGATACGTTCGATCCTTATTTCGCCGTCATGGGCGTTAAACGCCGTGACTGGACCAAGCCAGTTCAGCAGGAGCAGAAATGAATCTCACCGGCTGGATCCCATGCGCGACACCGCCAATCCGAGAGGGCTGGTATGACGTGGAGATTATTTACCAGAACGGAGCGGACGAAAAGATTCGACGCTATTACTGGAAGCTCGGCGACTTTCGGCTGAGCGACCGCGACATGCTTCGTGCGCCGATCATCTACGAAATGGACCGGTGGCGTGGTCTTACAAAGGAGCCGAAATGAGCGTGTTGAATGGACGTGAGCAATTCGAGAAATTCTACCGGGAGGCAGGCGGCTGCCTTCTGGCGTCGGTGAAGGAAAAGCACTGGCAGACATGGCTGGCGGCGCAAGTGGCGCTGCTTGAGGCGCACGGTCCTGCAGTTGAGATTCACGTGCTTGAGGAGAAGGCGGAATGACGACGCTAGGCATCGTTTTGTCGATTTGGTGGTTCATCGGGCTAGTGTCGTTTTTCGCTATCTGCGTCTTTCGCTGGAAGGAGATCACCTATGAAGATCTCGTGGTTTCTCTGGCTTGCGCTGCGCTCGGGCCGATTACCACACTGGCTATGCTGGCAATTCTTGGGCAAGACCGCGTGATTTGGAGAAAGAAATGACTGACTGCGCTGGCTGCGCCGAACCGGGGAAGTATTCGCACACGACGGATTGCCTGTTCGAGCATTTCCTCAATTTCATGAATCTGCACTGTACGGACTCAGAAAAAGCGTTGATGCGCATCGCCTACGGCTACGGCTTGGAAGAGGGCGGAAGGCAGAATCTGCCCGCGCAAAAGTGGATCAGGCGCCGGATGGCGATGTCGGAGCCGGTATGAGCGAGCGCCAGGTATTCGTCATGGCACACGATACGGCCCGTCAGATGGCCGTCAGAGCGGTCACGCGAGCACCGGCGGGCTACGTGGTGGAAGTGAAGCCTAAGACGCGCACGCTCGATCAGAACGCCAAGCTTCACGCCATGTTCACCGACATCGCTCGGCAGTCAAACTTTCATGGAAAGCCGCGCACCCCGGCGGAATGGAAGGTGATTTTTATCTCCGGACACGCGGTCGCCACTGGACTGGGCGCAGACATCGTTCCTGGTTTGGAAGGCGAGTTCGTGAATATCCGGGAGTCGTCGGCTCAGATGGGCGTGAAGCGGCTGAATAGCCTAATCGAATACGTGACGGCGTGGGCGGCGGACAACGAGGTGAGGTTTTCCGGGAGTGAGGAATGAAAATAATCGAGCAAGGAATCAAGCCGGAAGATCGCGAATGGAAAGCGTCCTGCGGCGTATGCAAGACGAAATTCGAATTCGCCGAGCGGGAAGCCGCGACAACTCCGAGCAGTGACAGGGACGGGACATACATCTTGGTTTTCTGCCCGACATGCAAAGCGCATTGCTACGGGAGCCTGAAGTGACAGCACGCCTGATCGGAATCCCGAAGCCACACACATTCCGGTCTGCAAAGCTCCGCGAGGTCGTGGCGGGGCTTCCTTGCGTTTGCTGTGGGCGTGTCGGTAACACACAGGCGGCACACGGCAACCAGGGCAAGGGAATGGCTCTGAAGGTTTCTGACGCCATGATTGCGGCTCTTTGCATCCCATGCCATACAGAATTGGACCAAGGTAAGACGATGGGCAAGGCAGAGCGCCGCGCATTTGTGCTGGAAATGGTAGCGAAAACCTATGTCGCTCTGATCGAGGGCGGAAAACTAGAGGTGGTGAAATGACAGAAGAAAACCAAGAATTGCATTTGTTCTGCCTCCGCTGGGCTGAATGGCACCGCTCCCGTCGCCTATTCGCGCCTCCTGTGCCGGCCAACATCCTTGCACGGATGCGAGGACCAGCCGGAGGCGGCGAAGTGCCTGACGCGCTGCTGAGCGCGAATCTGAGCTACTTCAATCTGTCCGTTCTCGCGCAGAAGGAAAGCCAGTCGAAATTCATCTTCTATCTTTTTTACCTGCATCGCGCAAAGAACATTAAAGCGATCGCGCATGAGATGGGATTCTCGACATCGTATTTCTACCGGCAGCTTCGGACGTTCAGAGCCGAGGCGCACCGGGCGTATCGCGCTATGATGGACGGACAACCTGTGATGGAACGCGAAGAAGAGATGGCGTGAACATTAGCGGTTCACATCACGCTAGTTCACACATACACTCTTAAAACGTACAATTTTGCTAGATTGAGTTTTTGCCTTCACGCTGTGCCACCGCTATCCCCGTAGCTGACTGATCGGAAAGACGATCGCTTTCACGCATGGTAATTGGGAAGCCAGCGCTCCAACTCCTAGGGGAGTATGCCGCGACCAGAGCCGAAACGGGTAGCCACCGTAGAGCGAAAACAGTTACCAGCCGTGAGAGCGACTGACAAAACAGGCGCGTGCCGGACGACCTGAAAATCGTTCTAGGTCGCATCTCAACATCTCCTCTCCTGCGAATCCCCCGCAGGTTTAGCCCGCCCAGTGCGGGCTTCTTTACATCTGGAATCGAAATGCGCTGTTTCTGGTGTGCTCGCAAGTTGCGGACGCCGGAGGAGCGCTGCTGCGATCCAATAGAGAAAGCGAACCTGTAATGATCGAAGCCATCACCAAGAAGCAAGTCGCGATCGTCTCGTTCGATCAGGACCTGAAGAACGCGAAAATGCTGAACGCTCTCGGCCATCCTGCGCCGCGCGTGATCACCTACCAGGTGACGCTCGACCCGGCTCGTCTGTCGCCTGAAGGCCAGTTCGTGCGCTTCGGCCAATGGAGCGACGGCCTTGGCGCTGGTGACGAAATCACCGGTTGGATATTGCTGGACGATTTAACCGTAGAGGAAATTCTCGCAGAGCACGACGGCGAGGCTTTCAGACCTTATGTAGTTGAAAGCGCCGTGCGCGCAGCTTAGGAGAATCACATGACGACCATCGCAAAACTGATGGGTTCCGGAACCCCGGCAGCCCAAGCACAGAACACCACGGCCGGCGTCCCTCTTTCGGGATTGACAGCCGCAGGCGTATCGAGCCAGGCAAACGCCACGCTCATTACGAGCGACTTCTCGATCTTCACGACCGTTCCCGCATCCACAGCAGGCGCGCGTCTCCCGGCTGCCAACGCTGCGTCGATGACTGCGCTCGCTGGCGACATCTATGTGATCGTGAATTCAACCGCAACGGCCATGAACGTGTATCCGCCTGTTGGCGGTAACTTCTCGGGTGTCGCAGCTAATACGGCTGTCGTTCTCCCGGCTGCCAAGGTCGGCGATTTCTACTGCGTCGGCGGCAACGTATGGGCCGCGAGCATCGGTGGCTAACGTGACCCTCTCAGCAGAAGCCCGGGAATGGGCTATCGAGCAGATCAAAGCGCACGGGGAATACTCGTCGCTCGACGATCTGCTGCAACAAGCTGAGACGCTGGCGCAGAAGTACGTTAACGACAAAAGTAGCAAAGAGTAGCAATGCCGAAAGGATCAGCACCCGGAGAACGCCGCGGAGGACGCCAGAAAGGCACTCCCAACCGGATCACAGCCGACATCAAGGCCTTGGCACAGGAATACGGTGCGGACGCCATCAAGACGATCGTAGGAATCATGCACACGTCCGAAAACGATACTGCTCGGCTGTCTGCGGCTAAAGAATTGATCGACCGTGGCTATGGCAAGGCATCGCAAGCGGTAGAAGTGAACGGAGAAGTCGGCCTCGTGGTGCAAGTCGTCAAGTTTGCTGGCGATTCTGAGTAGTTTCTTCCAACGCGTCCCGAGCGGTAAAAAAGGATTCACTTCTGATGGCTGTAATTCGACTGCCTAACGGCTGGGTGCCGCGTGCATACCAGCGTCCGGCATGGGATTACATGGAGAAGGGCGGCAAACATGCCGAACTGATCTGGCATCGCCGAGCCGGCAAGGACGAAATAGCGCTGCACACCACGGCCTGCAAGAGCTTCGAGCGGGTCGGAACGTACTGGCACATGCTCCCGCTGGCATCACAGGCACGTAAGGCGATCTGGAACGCAGTGAACGGCCACACGGGCAAACGCCGGATTGATGAGGCGTTCCCCGCGGCGTTGCGCAAGCGGACGAACGATCAGGAAATGTTCATCGAGTTCGTGAACGGTTCGACGTGGCAGGTTCTCGGCTCTGACAACTACAACGCGATGGTCGGAGCGCCGCCTGTCGGGCTGGTGTATTCGGAATGGGCGCTGGCGAATCCTGCTGCGCGTGCGTATCTCCGGCCGATCATCGCGGAGAACAAGGGGTGGGAATTCTTCATCACCACGCCCCGCGGAAAGAACCACGCATATCGGACGCTGAACGCAGCACGCAATGAGCCTGGCGCGTTCGCTCAGGTGCTGTCGGCGCGGGATACGGGCATCTTCAACGATGAGCAGCTTGAGAAGTTGCGAAAAGCCTATATCGCCGACTTTGGCGAAGACATGGGCTTGGCGATGTTCGATCAGGAATATCTCTGCTCGTTCGATGCCGCAATCATGGGCGCGTATTACGCTGCTGAGTTCCGCAAGATCGATCAGGAAGGCCGGATTTGCAAGGTTGCGCATGATCCGAACTATCCGGTATTCACCGCGTGGGACTTGGGGCGGACGGACGATACGTCCATTTGGTGGTTTCAGGTCGTTGCAGGCGAGATTCGAGTGATTGACTTTCACTCGTCATCGGGCAAGAAGCCGGATTACTACGCCGGCCAGCTCGTCGGGCGCGAGATTCAGATCGATCTGATCGGCGATGACGTTGTGTCGAAGAAGGGCGATTTGATCCTCGAATGCGCCCATCGGCTGGCCTACCGCTATGAGAAACACTTTCTGCCGCATGACGCGCGGGCTAAGACGCTGGCGGCCAAGGGCAAGTCGGTCATCGAGCAATTAGCCGCGGTGCTCGGCTGGGACAAGATGGACATCGTCCCGAGCCTGAGCGTGCAAGACGGCATCCAGGCAGCGCGAAACATGTTCCCTCGCGTCTATTTCGACGAAGAACTCTGCGCCGAAGGTACTGACGCACTGCGCGAATATCGGCGCGAGTGGGACGACGAAAAGAAGGTTTTCCGCGAGCGTCCATTGCATAACTGGTCATCGAATCCGGCAGATGCGTTCCGGATGATGGCCATCGCGTGGCGTCACGAGCAGGCCAAGCCGATTAAGAAAGAGCCGGACTGGGCCAATTACGACGCCAGCGAGACGCTAAACGACGTTTGGGAAGATCACATGCGGCATGTATCGAATCATCGGAGGCTGTAATGGCATCGAGTATTAGCGGCGGCGGCGTTCAGTTCACCGCGAGCAAGAACGTAAATGGTATTCCCGGTCAGACGTTGATTGGTATCGTTGTATCGAGTACGAGTGCAGGCACGCTCACGATTTACGACGATCCCAAGACCGGCACCACGACCAAGCTTGTCGACACGATTACACCGGCTGTCGGCTTCCTGCCGCTCTATCTTGCCGCAGCGACCGGCCATTACATCGTGGTAGGCGGCACGATCAGCGCAACGGCGATCATCGGCTGATATGGCACAACTCACGCGTTCGCCTGAGGTAGAGCGCTACCTAGGCTATATCACGGCCTATGACAAGACGTTCAACAAGTGGACGGATCGGTCGACGAAGATCAACAAGCGCTATCGTGACGACGCGAAGGAATACACCTATGGCAGCGAGTCAGCGCGCTTCAACATCCTATGGGCCAACGTACAAACACTGGTTCCGGCGACCTTCAGTCGCTTACCGCAGCCCGACGTGTCGCGACGCTTCCGGGATAGCGATCCTGTCGGTCGTGTGGCAAGTCTGCTTCTTGAGCGTGCGCTTGAGTTTGAAGTAAGGCACTACCCGGATTACCGGGAGGCGATGAAGAACAGCGTCCAGGATCGCTTTCTTTGCGGTCGTGGCGTGGCTTGGGTGCGATATGCGCCGGTCACGAGCGTTCAGGAGCCGCTGTCTGAGGATGAGACGGGCGATGACGAGGCGGTGATCGAAGGCGCGGGCGCAGACCAGATCACCGACGATCAGCCGCTAGAGCAGATCGACGACGAGACGGCTCCGGTCGACTACGTGCATTGGAAGGATTTCGGCCACTCTGTCGCGCGCACATGGGAAGAAGTGACGTGCGTATGGCGTCGCGTCTACCTGTCTTATTCGAAGCTCTGCGAGCGGTTCGGCGAAGAAACGGCCATGCGCGTGCCGCTTGATGCGACGCCTGGCGCGGAAGGCTATGGCGAGTCGAAGATGGCGACCGGCCAAGAGCAGATGAACAAGCAGGCTTGCGTGTATGAGATTTGGGACAAAGAGACGCAGAAAGCCGTTTGGTTGTCGAAATCGGTCGGACAGTTGCTTGACGAGAAGGACGACCCGCTTGAGTTGGAAGGCTTCTTCCCCTGCCCGAAGCCGCTGCTCGGCACGACGACCAGCGATACGCTCGTTCCGGTTCCGGACTTCATCCAATATCAGGACCAAGCGAATGAACTCGACGTTATCAGTGATCGCATCGACGGGCTGATCAAGGCGCTCAAGGTACGCGGCGTATATAACGCCGAGTTCAAGGAATTGCAGCGGTTGTTCACGGAGACGGGCAACAACGACCTGATCCCAGTCAAGAGTTTCGCCGCGTTCGCCGAGAAGGGCGGATTGAAAGGGGCGGTCGACATCGTTGATCTCGGCCCGATTGCGCAAGCGTTGCAGATCGCATTCGAGGCGCGGGAGAACGTCGTCCAGCAGATATATGCGCTGACGGGCATTGCCGACATCATGCGCGGCGAGACGGATGCGGCAGAGACTGCCACGGCACAGGGCATCAAGGCGCGCTTCGGTGCGGTGCGACTGCGCACGACGCAGGAAGATGTCGCGATCTATGCCACTGAACTCCTTCGCCTGAAAGCACAGGTGATTTGCGGCAAGTTCAGCGATCAGACCATCCTTCAGATGGCGTCGGCCGGCCAGTTGCTTCCGGAAGACCAACAATTGGTCCCCCAAGCGCTTCAGATGCTGCGCAATAAGGTGCTGCGCTCGTTCCGTATCGAAGTCGACGCGGATTCTCTCGTTCAGATCGACGAGGACGCGCAGAAGCAGGACCGCATTGAGTTCGTCGAGATGGTCAGCAAGTTCCTACAGCAAGCCGTCCCGGCCGCGCAAACTACTCCCGAGCTTGCGCCCGTGTTAGTGGAAATCCTCAAGTTCGGCGTGTCAGCGTTTAAGGCAGGCAAGACGCTTGAGGGGATGATCGACAACGCCGCGGAGACGCTGACGAAGCAGATTCAGGCGCAGGCCGGACAGCCCAAGCCTCCGCCGATCGAGATTCAGAAGGTGCAGGCCGAGTCGCAAGCGCGCATCCAAGAGAAGCAGGCCGGCGCGCAGATCGATATGCAGATGGAGCAGCAGCGCAACCAGATGGAAGCGGCCAAGCTTCAGCAGCAGGGGCAACTCGAAGAACTGAAGGCTCATCTGGCGCAGCAGACGGCGGAAGCCGAGCAGCGTTACCAGGCCATGCAGGCGGCGCAAGAAACTGAAATGGAAATGCACCGCGACGAAATGGAACGGCAGAGCAACGAGCGTGTTGAGCAGATGAAAGCCATGCTTGAAGCCGACAAAGCCGAGCGCGACCGCCAATTCCAGATGCTGATTGCCGCGATGAACAATCAGGTCAAGCTCGAAGTTGCCGAAATCGGCGCACAAACCACTCTCGAAGCGTCGCAGATCAGTGCGGCCAAGCAAGGGAGCGAAGAGTGATCGACTTGCGCCTGGGCGATTGCCTTCAGGTGATGGAAACGCTCGCTCCGGCGTCCGTCGATCTGATCCTGTGCGATTTGCCCTACGGAACGACGCAGAATAAGTGGGATTCGGTGATTCCGTTCGAGCCGCTATGGGCGCAATACAAGCGCATTTGTCGCGGGGCGATCGTTCTTACGGCGCAGCCTCCATTCGACAAGGTGCTTGGCGCATCGAATCTCGGGATGCTGCGCTATGAGTGGATATGGCACAAGACGCGCGCTACCGGGCATCTAAACGCAAAGCTGCAGCCGATGAAGACGCACGAAAACGTGCTCGTGTTCTACGACAAGCAGCCGACATACAACCCGCAAGGGCTTGTGCGCAAGTCGGTCCCGACGATCCGCAAGGGCGGCGACAACGGCGGCAATTACGGCAAGTCTGATAAGGACTCGCTGCAGGAATTCGAGAACTATCCGCGCTCAATTATCGGCATCGCGTCCGAAGGCAAAACCGTCCATCCCACACAAAAGCCAGTCGCGCTGATGGAATACCTCATTCGCACATACACGAACGAGGGTGAAACCGTTCTCGACTCGTGCATGGGTAGCGGCACAACCGGCGTCGCATGCGCCAACACCGGCCGCAAGTTCATCGGCATCGAGCGCGATCCTGGCTATTTCGACATCGCGCGCAAGCGCATCGAAGAAGCGATGATTCCAGCCGATCTATTTGCAGCAGCATAACAAGCGAATAACCAATGCCAATTTACGCATGCGCCTGTGCTCAGTGTGGCAACGAGCAGGACGTTTATCGCACTGTCGCCAAGTACAAAGACCTTCCCGAGTGCTGCGGCGAAATGATGCAACGCCGGGTTACGGCTCCGTATGTCATGACCGACATGCAGCCGTACAAATCGATGATTACCGGCGAAATGATTACTTCTCGCTCGCAGCACCGCGCGCACCTGAAGGCGCACAACTGCATCGAGATCGGCAATGAAACGAAGTACCTGAAGCCCAAAGAAAAGATCGACCTTGCGCCCGAGTCGAAGAAGGCGCGTAAGCAAAAGATCATCGACCAAGTCAACGCGCTTAAATAAGCCACGGAGAAACCATGGGAACCCGCAGAGAAGATTTAGCCGAAGCGCTGGAAGCAATCGACCAATCGGTGACTGACGCGCCGGCCGATCCGGTGCATGAAGTCGTGGTCGATGCGCCGAGCGTCGAGAACATCAGCGCCGAGCCGGTCGAGAACGAAAGCCGGTCGCGTGATGAGTCGGGCCGGTTCGCGCCGAAAGCGCCGGCAACGCCGTCTGCGGAAGCCGTGGCAGGCATCGAGGTTCAGCCGGTATCAACAGAGCGCCCCGAGCCGCCGAAGTCGTGGAAGGCCGATCAGCGCGCCCATTGGGACAAGCTTGACCCTGAGGTAGCGAAGTATATCCATCAGCGCGAGCAGGAAAGCCAGCGCGGGTTTGATGATTACCGCGCGAAGGTCGAGCCGATAGTGCAATCGATCCAGCCGCATCTGGACGAACTGCGCCATCAGGGCGTGCAGCCCGAAGTGGTCGTTCGCGACTTGCTGTACACGCGCAGGTTGCTTGCGACCGGCGACGAGGCGACGAAGATTCAGACGCTGGTGAATGTGGCGCACGCGGTCGGCATTCCACTTCAGCAGATGTTGCAGCAGAGCGCGGCATTGCCGCAGCACATGCAGCATCACATCGATCCTAATGTGATGGCAGCTCAACAGCGCGCCCGCGATCTGGAAAACCAGATGTCGCAGTACCAGAACCAGCAACACGCACAGATTCAGGCGGCTGCGGTGGCCGAAGTCGAGAACTTCAGGTCGTCGCATCCGTTTGTAGATCAATTGGGACCGGAGATGCAGCGCCTGCTACAAGCGGGCATGGCTACGGATCTTGATAGCGCCTATTCGAAGGCGCTCCGCTTGAACGACGATCTTTTCACGAAGCATCAGGCGACACAACGCGATGCAGCGGAGAAGAATCGTCGTATCGAGGCGGATAAGGCAGCGAAAGCAGCCAAAGCGAACGCAGTCAGCACGCGAACGGCCACACCCGGCGCAGTCGCGGCAACGACAGGCGGGGCACCGAAAGGACGGCGCGCAGCACTGGAAGAATCGTTCGACCAGGCAACCGCAAGCCGTATTTGATATCCCTGATAGGAGCTACACATGGCATTCGCCAATGGAGCAATCAGCGACATCATCGCCACGACCATCCAATCTCGTAGCGGCGAACTCGCTGACAACGTAACAAACAACAACGCCCTGCTCATGGTTCTGCGTGAGCGTGGGAATGTCCGTCCGTTCGGCGGCGGTAACGTGATTTTGGAAGAAATCATGTACACCGACGCGACGACGACCAACGTCAACTCGTACTCGGGCTACGAAGTTCTGAACATCGCGCCGAACAGCCCGATTTCGGCGGCCCAGTTCTCGATCCAG